AAAATATCGAATCGGGTATTATACAAAATAAGGGGGCGTGTTTTCTCGCCTCCCTTACTTGACTTATTCCTTCTGAATAATAATAGCTCATGTCTTCTTTGAATATTTCTAACTCTCGAAACTCTATCTTGGAATACTCTTCAATTATTGCTCCGTATATTAGAAGCTCTAGGATTTCATTATTCTTAACACGTGTTCTGTTGTATATGTTGTTCGCCATTACTCCGAAATAGCCTTCTAAAAGGCCTTTGTCTCTGTATTCGTCTATTATTACCTTAACACGCTCTAAAGTCTCTTTGTCGGCAACGTCGTAAAGATTTTCACTATTTAGATTCAACGTGTCGAATATTTCTTGGAGCTCGTTTTGTGTTTGTTTATCTATTCGCTTATATAATGCTTCAAGCTCTCGCATTTTTGAATCATGATAGTTCCATTCCATTTACTACTCCGTTCCGATTGTCTTCTATTTGCTCTGTGAATTGATTAGGCTGTTCTGTCGCTACATTCTCTCCTTGAGCTTGTGACATCTTCTTCATGTTTGCTATGTTCTTTTCTAGGTTGGCTTCGTTCTGTTCGTCAATCTTAACTTGCTCCGATTCTGCGTCTAAATCGTATGGAAGATTGTCTATAATTGTACTGTCTGCAACTAGACCTCTTAATCTTAGCCAATTGTTTACGACTTCTGTAACATTGCTTGGAATATTTCTTACTAGAATAACGTCTATGTCTCTAAAATCATACTTTGTATTCTTTTTAGTATTTATTCTATCTGTTATTATCTCCCAAAGCCTTAATAGCTCTTTTCTGAACTCGTGGTCTGCCTGTTGCAATACTTGGTCTAATGGAAAGAATTTCTTCTCTAAAGCGCTTGCATTGTCTGCATTAGTAAATCCAATGTCTGTTACATTAGGAACGCCTGAAATCATAAGAGTTAAATCTAATAGAGTCTTTTTATGATTTTCACTTGCTGAGTCATTTAAGTTTTTTATAATCCAATCAATATGACCGCTTCCGTCTGGCGTGTAGAATATCTTGCTATTCAATATTAGATTGTCTTCTTTAACTCTCGCTGGATTCTGAATCATTATTGGCTGTCCGTTGTCGTCTGTCTCTATGTTACCGTCCTTGTCTCTTGACTCTATCAATATGTCATTTTGAGGCGTAAACCCTGTTACTTGTAACTTAGCGTCGTCGTTATATTGGAATGTATTAGCGTTATTCTTTATTACTTGCTCAAACTTCTTAATTAACGAAATGACATTTTCATATAAAGCTAAGCCGTCTATATTCTCAACTGCAAAAACTGGAACATCATTCCATAGTACGCTTTTAGGTGGCTCTTTCTCTTTAAAGTCTGCTTTTGTTTCTAAAGAATCAACGGCTATTCCGTCTACATATTCTTTTTTATATTCCTTTGTTATAACTTCAATATGTCTTTTAATACCATTTTCAACATTTTCAATCCAATAACGGACTAATCCTATTTTTTGACTTGGTGTTGAATAGTCCCATATATCAACTGTATTTAATGAGCTTGTATATGCATATACAATCTCGTTGTCTTCATTCTCATATATTAGGCCATAACACGCCCCTGTATTAATATAATCCTTTACGCAATCATAGAAGAATGAGGCGTTGTCGTTGTATTTTGTAATAAAATCTATAATTGCTTGGAAATTATCAGGATTGTTTTTTTCTCCAAAAACTTTATCGAAAATTTTCTTGACAATTCCTTTTTGTGTTTCATTTAACCTTCTAACATTATATTGAGGCTCTTTGCCTCCAAAATAACCGCTTGCTATTACGCTTATGTAATATTCTAAAGCAACTTGAACTTCGTCTTTGTCAAAATCTTGAACTCTAGCAAAACGATTATATAAATATTTTCTATGTTCTAATATAGGGAATATTTCACCCCATAAAGTATTAATATTGCCGTCTATATTTTCTTGTGAGATATATTCTTTATTGTGTTGAATCCTCTTCATTCTGCCTCCTAAAATATCTTTGTATTACTGAATGACATCTTTCTATACTGCATGTCTTGCTCTCTTGAATATCTTGTTGCGTCTATTGTGTGATTGTCTAAATCGGGGTATCTGCTTATAAAATTACCGTATTTGTCTTTTAAGTATTCGTATAAACTGAACTCTCTAGCTGTATTAGGCGCTCTCTTAGGGTCAATTATTATCTCGCTTAGATTCTGTAACCACTTAACGCCAAAGTCTATTGAATCCGCTCCCTTCTTAGCTCCCGCTACACGTAACTTGCCGTATGAATTGAGCTCGTCTATTGACTTAGGCTCTGCTGAATCTGCAATGATTTGAGCATGTCCTATTTTCTGCTTGCATATTTCCTCCCAAAGTTGTTTATTACTCATTCCGACTTTGTATATTTCATTAAATATATAAAGCTTTTTACGTGTCTTGTCGTAATGATTCTGTGTAAAGACAACGGGGTCGACTGCATAACCAAAGTCAATTCCGTCTGAAATATTGTCAAACCTTCTTAGCTCGTCGTCTGTAATTTCTCTTAGAGTAATATTTGTGAATACCGCTCCGCCTGTTCCTGTTGCTTCTCCTAAATATTCGTTTCTATATGCAAGCTCGTTTTGTTCTTTTAATGTTTCCGCTTCAATTATGAATTGTTCGCCTAACCATTCTACTGGAACATCTAAATAAGTTGAACTATGAACTAATCTGTCTGAACGCTCATTTATAGCCTCGGCATTTACCCAACTTGAAATCATTTTAGGCGGGTTATAAGAATAAAACACTTCGTAACCTGAACCGCCTCTAAGTAACGATTGAATAATACTTCTTATTTCTTCCATTCCGAAAAACTCGTCTAGCTCTTCAAACCATAAATATTTACAAAAGCCTTTTTGAAACTTTGTAGATTTAATCTTTCTGTAATCGTCTTTATTATTCGAGCTTCTGAATAGAATCGTTTGTCCCGTCGGATTGTATGTTAGCTTTAACGGACTTACTCTAGCGTCCCAATAGTCGCTAACTCCTAATTGCTCTATACCGCCATATTAATTGAGAATAGATAGAATCGCTTATTGTTTCACCTGTTTTTCTCATTGCAACTGCATTAGAAAAGACGCCCTTTTGAGCGTCTATCATCATAAGAAGCGGAATTACAATTCCTATAAAACTTGACTTTGTCGAACCACGTCCACCTTTTAGCCAATAGTGCGTATATGCGTTTATTAGTGCATAATCTAACACGTTCCAAAATGGCTTTGCAATTAAGTTATAAGGATTAATTTCATTCATTGTCTGCTGGTCTTTCTATTTTGATTGTAGGTGGATTAATCGTTTCAATCTTCTGTGTTAGTTGTTCTCCTGCTGTATCTCTTAGAATCTCCATTGCTTTTGTATTACCTTTAACAGCTTGATTCCATGCACTAAAGACAACCGCCATTTTATTAGTGCATTCGCCTTCAGGTATTCCGAACTCTATCATTTTTTGTTTGAACTCTTCTTCTTTAAAATCGCCATTCAAGAAGGTATTAATTAGCTCTTTAAATGTTTTGTTCTCTCTTTTCTTTTTACCGCTTGCTATTCCACCTTTTCTTCCATTTTTCACGGCTTTTTCTCGGCTTTGGTCACTTGTGAATGGTCTTAAGTTTTGCTCGTTAGCCATTTAATCACTTCCTTTTCAGGTACTAATTACTTCCTTTACTTCTTCCTTTTGCTGAATAAGTGTAACCATAAGTTTTTTGATTCTTACGTAACCACCAATCAGCTCCTTCATTGTAACTATATTTTGTAGGCCATTTAGCCTTATTAACTGCTTTTATAAACTCTTTCGCTTTAAATTTATCTGTTTTTCTGAATGTGTATGTTCCTTTAGTTTTGCTGTCTGAGCTTGTCGCTATGATTCCTTTTTTCCTGTGTACTGGCTGTG